GATAGTCTTTTGGTAATTGTGGCATCTTTGATTTTGGTGTGACTTTGTAATCTTTTATACACAGATGATCTAATAATTTTTTTATTGATGCTGCAGCCCAGATATCAACCTTGATTGTTGTAATACTTTCTATTGCTTTTATTATCTGGTCTCTACGTTTCTTGAGATGTGTTCCAAACAGAATCGCTTTTGACCGATCTATTCTAACGCCTTTAAATTTCATGTCAACCAAACATAAAAATAATTTTGTTTCTAGTTCAAATATCTGTCTACAAGTTTTTTGCTCTCCATCATCTTTAGTATATAATACTTCATCAATTTTTTTATCAAATAGTTTCCATAACTTGTAAGTTAGATTTACATCTTGTTTTGCATATTCTTTTACAATAGATGCAGGAAGTTTATGCATGTTAGTCATGGGGTCCTTAACTGTGCCACCAGACCATTCTAATGTTTTTTGTTGTAGATCGTATTTATATTTTTCTTCGTTAAGATAATCTTTTGATAGTGCGTCTAGTGAATATTTAAATCTGTTTTCATCAATAACAGATGCAGCTATCATAGTATCAACAATCCTACCTTTGATCATCATACCTGTTACCGCTCTTATCCAACAAACATCGTACATTGCATTGTGAAATACTTTTGTAATATTTTCGTTTTGAAATATTTTATCGTTTAACACCTGCCATATTTTATTTATTCTATCAAAAGCTATATCAGTATCAGAATGACGTAGAGGAAAATATGCTGTATCATTTTCTGTTGCAACTGCTATGCCACAAACAAAACCATCTTTACGTATTGCACCAGATCCTTTTGTTTTAAGATTAGGATCGTATGTCTCGATATCTATCGCGACCGTATCAATACCATTAAGATCTAAATCTTCTGGTGTATTACACATTATAATCTCTCTCTAATATCATTTCTAAATAGTGTATCGCTTTCTTAATGTCTTCTTCCTTTCCTTTAGCAGAATGCCTACAAATATATTTTATAGCATTCCCTTCTGCAAAAAGCAATTTGTTCTCATTTATAAACTCTGCAGGCTGTATCTTAAATTTTTTATAATGAGATCCTCCGTGTTGTTTATCTAATGATTTATATCCTATGCCTTTAAACATATCTTTGTGTGTCATGTTTTATACCACCTCCTTGCATCTTCCATATGTTGTTCAAAAGTATCAAATGGATATCTAGCGTTACAATTTACGCAAGACCATCTAACAAATTTTCCTGTTTCATGATTATGATGTAATACGATTTTTGTATCTTTCCTACCACAGTGTTCACAATAATCTGTTTTAGGTGGAGTGGTTCTTGTTTTTTCTAAATTGTGTCTTACACCACGTAAAGAATTTTCACAAAATTTACATTTTCTTTTTAATCTTTTATAAACTTTTTGTGTATCAGCATCAACAAGTGCGCTTGCTACATGAAAATTTTTTTGATTATATTCTCTATCACACTCTGTGCATATGTATGTATCACTTTTAGAACCTAATATTCTATGTTCAGTATTTTTATATTTTCTAATAAAATGTTTCATCTTACTCCTAAAGTATATTTACCTTGTGATGCCACAGTCCAACAGTCAAATTTGCCTCTGCTGTATGCAACATATTTTAATCTGAGTTGTGTAAAATAATCCTCTTGTCTTGTCGCTGTTAGATCAACAACAACATTGTCAAACGTTAAACCTTTTACAGTGTGTATGTTTGCATATTTTACTCTTACGTCTCCATCATCGTATCCATCTTTTAAAATTTTTTTAATATAGATTAGTCTATCAGGATCTGTTTTTTTTCTTATTAATGCAAAGTCTCTTTCTTTGTCTGCATTTTGTTTTAGATATTTATGATATATCATGTAGTCCATTGTGTATTCTTTATCTATCCATTCATCAAAAGTTTCTTCACCTCTTCCATGAACTATTACTTTGCTACCTATGTACTGCCAAAAATCTTTTATCTGTTTCAATGTCATTGGTGTGCCTCTACAAAAATCTGGCCATAGTTTGTGACATCGTAATTCTTTTTTTGGCACGTGGGCTGTATTTCCTACGTGTGCAAACTCTATACCTTGTTGCTTGAAAAATTTTTTGACCCATGAATCTGACGGCGTGCCACGATAGGTAAATAAAAAAGTCTCATTAGTATGTTTTATTTTATCTAATAAAGCAGTCATAGCACTACATCTTTTATCTAAGCTAGGTAAATGATAATGATTGCCTATCACATCTGTTGGTTTCCAGGTTCTTGCATACCCATAGTGATCCCAAATAGGTTTGATAATTCTTTTACAAAGAGTGTTTATAGTCTTTCCACATCTATGTCCCTGTTCTAGTTGCTCTGCTTCTCTTGATAGTTTGTGATAGTAATCTGCATCAGATCCTGCAAACTCAAATATAGTTTGATCTGCATCGCCAACAAAATAATATTCTTTTGCTTTTGTTGCCATCTTGTCAAGGGCTTTTCTTTGTGGCACGTTACTATCCTGTGCTTCGTCAACTATTAATGCATCTATGTCAGGTTCTACAGCTTTGTCTATAAAGTCTTGTATCATGTCTGCGTAATCACAAACATGACTATCCTTTTTATATTCAAAATATAGGTAAGCCATCTGCTCTATAGAATTTAAATTATATGGTTTATAAATTTCTTTATCACATGTTTTCCAATGTTCTTTTAATGTATTGCCTCTACCATGTGCATCGGCTAGATATCTATAAAATTTATGTTTATCAGCGTTAAACTCTGACTCTGTTACTCTTTGTAATTTAAAAAGAGAGTCTATTGTTGTAAGATTCATGTGGTCCTCGTAACTAAAAACTTCTTTACGTCCAACCAATCTGCTTTTGCAATACGCGTGTATTGTACAAATATTATATTTCATAGACTTCTTGGTTACACCTTGCATCTCTGGCAGTTTAAGTATTTCATCTCTTATCTCATCTGCTGCAACGTTTGTATGTGATAAGATTATTATTCTGTTGTGTGGATATTTTTTTAACAACTCTGTATATTTTTGTGTAATAAACATAGAAGTTTTACCTGTGCCTGGAGGTCCTGATATAAATTTAGGTTGTTTCATCTGTAACCTCCTGATATTCACCTTCTACTATTAGATCCTCTTGATCTATCTTTTGACCTGTCATACGCCATGACACACAGGATTTTGTTCCATACTTGCCATGATTTTTCTTTGCCTTTAATATGTTTTGACATTTTATAACAAGGTCAACTCTTGGTAAATTTACTTTCTGTTTATGTAAATAGTCTTCAAACTTATCAAGATTAAATTCTAATATTTTTTTTTGCACGTTGTAGTATGGCATACCAAAGTATGCTAATTCTTTTTTATTAGTGTATGCTTTTTCTTCTGCTATATAATTTTTAAAATGTTTTATAAATCGTAAATCTTCTTCTGCCTCTTCCACGTAGTTATTTGATTTCTCTCTTGCCTCATACTTTCTACGCATAATTTCTTCAAAGTCTGCAGGTTTCATCTCAGGTATCCACACGGATGCTTTACTAATTACAGCATCATAAAATAATTTTTTATTACGAAGGGTAGGGCCATCTACTGTAATTGTTTTTTCAACGGCCTCACCCTGCAC